CGTTCCGGCCTGTTTTACGAACTGCTCCGAGTGGTTCGCGAAGTGGGAGCCCGATACCTCGTCATGGAGAACGTCGCAGGCATCTGTTCTGACGGGTTGGCAACAGTTCTCGGAGAGTTGGCCAACGATGGGCGTGCTTGCGAATGGGCATGCGTATCAGCTGCCGATCTTGGAGCTTGGCACGTTCGCAATCGCTGGTGGGCTGTTTCCTACCCCGACAGCTACCGAATGGAAGGGCGCACCGAAAAACCGATTCATTGGCAGCCCGCATTGGCGCGGAGTCAGAACCTCCGAGAGTTTGAGGCGCTGCGAGACGGACCCGCCGCTGGTACACCCAAGCTATGCCGAGGCTCTGATGGGATACCCGCAGGACTGGACCGTCTCCGAGCGCTAGGCAATGCCGTGGTGCCGCAGGTGGCAGCGATCCCGCTGGCCAGGGTGCTGCAGCTGGAGGTGCCCGCATGACCCTCTTCGGCCCCGACTTCTACCCAACCCCACCCGAGGTCGCCGCCACGATGCTCGACCCGCTGGACCTGCGCGGCCGCGTCGTGCTGGAGCCCAGCGCCGGCAGCGGCAACCTGGTGCGCGAGTGCCTGGCCCGTGGCGCCGCGGAGGTGCTCACCGTCGAGCCTGAACCCGAGCTGCGGGCGATCGTGGCGGCCATCCCCTCCAGCCGGCTGCTTGCTGCGGACTGGCTCACGGTGACGGCAGAGCAAGTCAGCCACGTCGACGCCATCGTCATGAACCCACCCTTCAGCGCGGACGAGGCCCACATCCTGCACGCCTGGGAGATCGCGCCACCGGGCTGCGAAATCGTGGCGCTCTGCAACTGGAACACCATCTCCGGCATCTACCGGGGCCTGCAGCTCCAGCTTGCGAAGTTGATCGAAGCCTATGGCAGCAGCGAAAACCTTGGCGAGGTGTTCTCCACCGCCGAACGGCCCACCCGCGTCAGCGTCGGCCTGCTCCGGCTGACGAAGCCCGGCGCCAAGCCCGGCGCGGATGAGTTCGACGGCTTCTTCCTCGGCCCGGATGACATCGAAGCCCAGGGCGAGGGGATCATCCCCTACCGCCGGTCGCGCGACATCGTGAACCGCTACGTCGAGGCGTGCCGGATCTTTGATGAACAGGCTGCCGCTGGCGTGCGGCTGCACAACGTGCTCGACGGCTTCTTCGGCAAGGACCTGGGCCTGCAGGTAACGATCGAAGGCGAAGCGGTCACCCGTAACCGGTTCCGCAAGGACCTGCAAAAGCAGGCCTGGAAGCATGTGTTCGATGAGTTCCTGCCGCAGCAGATGGCCACCAGCCAGCTTGCGAAGGACATCAATCGGTTCGTGGAGCAGCAGTCGAAGATCCCGTTCACTGAGCGGAACATCTACCGGATGCTGCAGATCGTCGCCGGCACGCAGGACCAGCGGATCGATCGTGCCGTAGAGGAAGCGGTCGATGAACTGACGAAGTACACCAAGGAGAACCGGTACGGCGTAGAAGGCTGGGTGACGAACTCGGGCTACATGTTGAACCAGCGGTTCATCAGTTCCCGCCTCGCGCAACTCTCCTGGAACAACCCGGGCAAGGTACGGATCGAGACTTACGGCAGCCAGTGGGATGACATCCAGGACCTGATCAAGGCGCTGTGTTATATCACGGGCCGCGCGATTGAGGAAGTGCGCACACCGGAGGCCATCGGCGCCAACAGCTATGAGCCCGGCTGCTGGTACGACTGGGGCTTCTTCCTGTTCCGGCCGTACAAGAAAGGCACGGTCCACTTCGAGTTCAAGGACCGTGAAGTGTGGGCCGCGTTGAACGCACGGTATGCCCGAATCAAGGGGCAGGTATTGCCCGACCAGCAACGCCGGCCGAAGGGCCGCCGCCGACAGCCTGCTGCTGCATGACCATGACCCCAACAACCCCCGATTGCTGTGAGGTGTGGCCGCTGCTGCGTGGTGGTCTGCAGTGGTTCGAGTTCGCCGATCAACCCGGAGTCTTCACCATGGCCAGCATCCATGCCGGCGGCACTGCCTGGCGGGTGAATCGGTGCCCGAGTTGCGGCGCCGAGCGGCGTAGTGCCGTGTGGAACAAAAACACTGACCCGGAGCATCAACCATGAACACCCGCACCCTGCAAGCCGCCATTGCCGAGGCGGAACGCTTCCTGGATCTGGCCAGAGAGCTGCAAGCGGAAAGCCAGCCGGCATCACAGCATCACTCGGGACCGTGGATCACTGCGGGCCGACTCTCCGGCGCCACCCGCCGGGCATCCATGGACCTGACCCGTGCTCTTGCTGATCTCAGGAGGCCGATGTGAGCGACCCCGTAAACCACCCCGCGCACTACACCGCCGGCAGGGTGGAGGTGATCGAGATCCTGGAGCAGGCTGCCGCCAGCGCTCCGGATCCAGTGCTGGCGGGATTGCAATGGCAGACCTTGAAATACCTGCTGCGGATGTGGCTCAAGGGCAACCCGTACGAGGACGCCCGCAAAGCCCGTTGGTATCTCAGCCGGCTGATCGACCGGCTGTCGATGGGGGGTGAGTCATGACCCTCTACCCGATCCACCTGGAGCTCCCCAACGGCACCCAACGTCGCGGCGCCGTCCGTGCTGACGACTGGGAGGCAGCGGTAACGATCGCCCGGCGTGAGTTTCCCGGCGCTCAGGTTTCCCACGACACGATCCCATCGCCGAACGTGACGCCGGTGGCGGCAGCATCGAGGGCGTAGGCGCCAAGGTCCCGGTCGACCGGCTGCCATTCGGTGGGCCCGTCGCCGATCTGCAGCGCCATCCGCAGCCCGGCCGTGTCGATGGTGATCCTGAGGCCGAGGGCCCGCAGGTGTCGCCACACCATTCGCCGATCGTCCTCAGTGTCCTCACCAGCAGCGAACCGCCGAAGGGTGGCGCTGATCTCCTTCCGTGCCGCATCACCCAGTGCCGCCAGCGTGGGTGCAGCCTGCGCCTTCGCGACCGCACGTTGAGCAGCGGCCAGCTGGCGGGCAGCATCCTGCGCCTGGACATCAAGGGCCGCCTGTCGACGGGCCAGGACGCCGAGCACTGTGGGGTCGGTCTCGACGGCCATGGCGGCATCGCCGGCGCGTTGCTGCTGTTGGAGGCGAATCACCGCGAGCTCAGCGGTCTGCTGCTGCTGAATCGCCGCGGCCAGCTCTGCGGCCCGGTCCTGTCCGGTCGCGTACTCGAGCATGACCGCGAAGTCATCGCCGGTGAGCCTGACCAGCAGGTGGGCCTGAGCGACCGGCAACGCAATCAAAGGCGCGGTGCAGGTGCCGTGGCGGCCGGCCCCATGGCATCGGAGATAGACGAACCGGCGGATGCCTGCAGCCTGCAGCCTGGTGCTCCCCGTCGCGCCCATCCGTTCGCCGCAGACACACCACGTCATGGTGCTGGCAATCCACCGCTGCCGATCGGTGCGGCCCGCCTCCGGTGGTGCGCGGTGGGTCACCTGGGCCAACAGGTCGGCGTGTTCGGCTGGCGTGAGCAGCGCAGGGTAGTAACCCTCTTGCGGTGCTTCCCATGTCTGGTTCGGCCGTGGCGGCCAGTCCGATCGAGGCACACCCTGCCGGGCCAGTTGGGCGGTCTTCTCCTTCCACGCGCGAAGCCTGGCGCTATGCCCGGGCGTGCGGATGGGCCGGGCGCCATGGATCTGCGGTGCGCTCACGAGCTGCTGCACCGTGCTTGGGGACCAGCGGATGCGCCTGGGTTCGGCCTCCTGCCGCCGGCGTGGGTTGCCCTGCCGCCGGGCCTGCACCGCTTCGCCCGGTGACGGGATGCCCTCGGCATTCATCTGTCTCGCCACCGCCGCGGCCCCGTGTTCTGCGGTGAGCTCCAGCACACGGCGCACCACCGTGGCGTAGGCGTTGAACTGCCAGCCATCGTGGCCGAGCTCCAGCCAGGACGGCGCGAGGCCTGGGGCGGCCGGCTGCCCGGCGCGGATCGCCTGGCGGCGTTGCTGGTGGGCGAAGGTGATCCGCCGGCTGAGTCGTTCGCTGAACTCATGGGCAGCGGCCAGCCGCATCAGGAGCTCCTGTAGCTCCAGGGGGTTGGTGCGGATCGATTCGCGGCTGTAATCCCGGTCGTAACTGAGCAGCGACAACGTGATGCCGCTGTTCAACACGTCGTCAACCAGCACCGGCAGCACCGCCAGCGGGAACGCCCTGCTGAACCGATCGACGTCCTCCAGCAGCAGAGCCACCGGCTCACCGCCGAACCGGCCGGCGCGATGATCG